CGGAGAAAATTAATTGCTTCTCGGCCACCTGCAACACCACGATTGAGCAATTCATCTTCAATATGCTCAAGGTGAACATTCTTGCCTTCTTTGCCTTCTGTTAAATATTCTGTGAATTTCATTCTGATATCTTTATAAAAACTCCGTTTTTTGTTCCGACCTCTTTTTTAGCAGCATAATATAAAATGGAAATCCATTCTTCTAATTTTTTCTTTTTTGATATTTCTTGCCAAACTTTAACCCATCTTAAAGAAACAAGTTTGGATGATAATCTTCCGGCTGCACTTCTGTCTTTTGTTTCCATTGAAATTGCATATTGTAAAACTTTATTAAATCCTTTACCAAGTTTACATTGAACATTTCCAAAATTTACTTTAGCTCCGCCAACTGGATCATTTTCCATATCCTTAAAAAATTTAACCCAATAAGTTGTATTTTTTGTTGTCCATTCTCCAACCGGATCTATGTTTGGATCTTTTCCTGGACTGGCAGGCTTTTCTAAACCAATACTTCTTAAATATTCTGTTATTCTTTCCGCAGAAGCTTTACCAAATTTAGCAGCTGCACCTTTACCTGTAACATCAGTTTGCACAACACCTCTTGAATCACTATACCTAAAATTTCTATGTTGAACTCCAACTTCTTTTCCAGAAACTTTGAATCCTGCGGCTGCTTCACCAGTATCAAACATTACTGAACCATCCGATATTTCTAAATTACACCTAACAGAACCTTTAATATATTCAATATACGATAAATCTTTTGATTTTTTAGCATTAGTTTTTAAGTTTGAAATTTCAAGGTTTGCTACTTTCATTTTAACTGGAATATCTTTTAATGAAATTCCATATAAAACTCCATCTACAAAATATTTACGCATTAAATCATTTAATGATTCTAAATTAGTATCTTTATTTGGGCCGGTGCAAGTTTTAGTAATTTGATCCTTTATTTGTTTTTCTTTATTAGCTAAAACCATTACTATATCCATGGTATTCCAACTATCTTTACTACTAATACCACAATGTTTTGAAGATATTCCAACTAAAAAAGGCATTATACCATCATCTCTTGAATAAAGAAAACCTTTTACATAAGGCCTTCTACCAGATAATCCTGTCGCACCTTTTAATAAAAAATTTTTCATAGCGTATGCTTGGCCACGAAAACTATTGTACCATTTAGCATCTATCTTTGGATAAATTTTAGATAATTGGTCAACAGTTAATTCAATGTTTTTTTCAATGTAATATTGGAAAAACAAACGAGAACAATTCTCTTGTTTTGCCGTTTCAATCGCATTACCCGCCATTTAATACTCCATTTGTTTATTAGAGTATTTATCCTATCAGGATTACCTGATTATGTCAAGAGCTTTACCGCTAGTCCACACTTCCATTTCAGTTCTTAGACGACCTTCAGCCTTCAGATTCTCATGTCGGTTAATGGCCTTTGTTCTCCACCACTCTGTAATGTTAGCCAAATGGTGTTTATCATAGTTTTCATCTGGTAAAATCTTATCTGTCTTTCCAAGTGTAATGTCAACATAGTTTTTGATACCATAGTTGGACACATAATATCGCTTCTGTTCTGTTAGGGATTTGGCCTTGTTGATTGTGGCCATAAACTTATCATAATCTTCTTTGTGTGGCTTCAATGTAGCCTTGGTCATCGCAATAATTGTATTACTAATCTTCAACTTACGACTAGAGGCATCAGCAGGAACAAATGCACCACCCATAATATCTTCAACATAATCTTTCAGGTCATCATATGGTTTGCCATGCATCATTGGTAGAAAATCTGATTCAGTTACACCTTTGAATCGTAGGTATGGTTTCATACCATCATATTGAGAGATAGCCTTTGAAGTGCCATATAAAGATGTTGTTTCAAACAAACAGGTGTTCATCTTATACTTTGCATTTAGCATCTGACGAACTTCATGTGAACAACAGATAGCAGCGAGAAGCTTGCCGCCAAGGTAATTGTAACCAAATGGTTGTGATGGCACGATTACAAATCCCATGGCGGCAGCGTTGTTAAATGATTTGGTCGTTGCCGTTTCGTTTGTTATAACGCAGCCTAGTAACTCATTACGAGGCTTCATCATAATCGTTGGAGACCCAATACGAATGAACCCGACCCACTTCTGAGTTCTTTTCTCTAACACAGCCAGTCTTAGATTTCTACCGGGAGATGATAGGTTATTATGTGATGAAATAATATCAAGGTAGTTAGACCATCTTTCGGCAGGCAATTCTACGATATCAAACTCCATATCTTTTGGTGAAATGGTAAAATCGCCAAATAAATCTTCTTCTGGTCCACATCCTGGCAAGGCAATTGGTCTTTCAGCCAATGAATTAAGTTTCTGCTCACGCATATACTCATCAATTCGGTTGAAATTGCCAAAGTAATTCTCAAAAACAGAGGCAATATAGTTTGCCTGTTCTCTGTTCAAACTCATAATGTAATCTTCTGGTTATATTTAATAAATTTCTTTAAGAATCTATTATACACTACCGGGTCTGTTTTTGCAAATAAAGTTTGATACATTTCCTTAGAGTGAGATATGCCATGTAACCGCATCTCTATTACTGCCTCTTGTGCATAGGCATCTATCTCGTCATCATCACCGTAATACTCTAGCTGAACCTTCAATGTTTTATCCTCTACATTACTTCTGTATTGTTTACCAAAATTGTTGCCTCTTTGGCGAAATTGGTAACGATGCTTTTTTTCATGTACCAATGTTTTGAATACTTCATCAATAAAAACCTTTACAGTAGATTCTTCTAGTGTGAACGGCTTATCTTTTTCACTTTCATTGAATGAAATATACATTTCAATATCTTTGCCATCATCAATTGTTGGGTCATAACAACCACCAACACAAAGAATACTGTAAGAAGTATTGGTCTTATCAATGTATTTTTTTACTCTAACTTTATGTTCAGCTAACATTCTACGAGTCCAATACACTACTTGGTTGAGAGTTTTCTCACCATAGAACCGGTGAGAATAAGAATGTAACTTGTCGTAAAGTGTTTTATGTTTCATACCTTGAAACTGTCAAACTTATTGTTGAACCTGCGTTCACGATTGCCAAATGTATTTAGCGGCTTATCTTCAATCTCTTGGCCAGAATCAATGATATCATTTTGTGCTGATTGCTCGGCATCATACAATCTCATTTTGGATCTATCAACACCAATCACAAATCGTTTATATACATTAGGGTCACCATAACGATTCTTCAACTGTTTAACCATCATTTGATTAAGTTGCTCAAGTTCTTCAGTTGAAATCAAAGCAAACATAAAGTCAGCAGTTGCAGGCAGACCAAACGATTCAGAAGTATCTTCAAGACCAACATCGGTACTTGTGAAGCCACTTCTTGTTGTTTGTGTTGCACTTACAACAGGAACATTAAACTCAACAGCCAGACCACGGAGTTCTTCTGCAATAGATTTGATATAAGAATAGGTGTTCACACTACCGCCCATTTTGATACGAGCAGAACAACAGATGTTTAGATAATCAATAAAGACAATATCTGGTGTGAAGTTTTTCTTTAACTTCAATTCATTTAACAAAGAACGGAAGTGGCCTGCATGAGCAGCTGCAGTTGGGTATTCTTTGATGATTAATTTACCATGTGTCTTTGATTTAAGAATCTCAAACTTTCTTTCATACTCGGACTTAGAAATGGTTTGCAATTCATTTAGGTCAATGTTCATTAGGTTTGCATCAATACGCTCTGCAATTTTTTCTTCGGCCATTTCCATTGTGATATACAACACATTATGGCCTTGACTGATAGAACTGGCAGCACAATGACACATGAACAATGATTTACCAACACCAGTACCAGCAAGTGCGATGTTTAGAGTTTTGATTGGGAAACCACCTTTGGTGATTTTATTGAACAGGTCAAGGTCAAAGCGAATACGAGATTCAACACGGTGATAGAAATCATATCGGTCATCATAGTCGTTTAGATAATCGTGACCAACAGAATTGTCAAATGAAACACCAAGAGCATCACTCAGGAGTTTTGGTATTTCACCTTTGGCTTTCTTACCAGATTTATCATCAAGGATGCCAACAGATTCCAT